CCCTGCGATGCTGCCGAGGCTGAGACCGGCGGCCCCGCTCCCGGGGCCGGTCGCGGTCCCTGTCGCCGGCACCGTCGCCGGCCCCGACTCAGGACCGGCGGCGCCAGGATGGCCCGGAACCATCGTGGCCCCCGTGGGACCCGGATGCGTGTTGATGTGGCCCAGGTCCACGCCGTAGCTCTGCAGCAAGCGGATGCGCATGTTCCGGTCGGCGTTCTGCTGCGCCTCCCAGGCGTCATACTGGCGCTGGTACTCCTCCATCTGCTGGTCGTATTGCGCCTTCCGGTTCGCTTCCTTCTCGCGCTCCAGGGCAAGCACGTCCGCGTCGGACTTGGCTTTCTGGGCCGCGGCACTGGACGAGGTGTGAGAACTGATCGCGGCGCCGCCGATCCCTGCGGCTGCGGTGACGGCTGCGGCTGCTACGACTGGCGGCATGGCGAAACCTCCCTCACCGGCCCCGCCAGAGACAGGGCGTAGAACTCCGCCGGGATCTTCACGGCTCCGACCCGCGTCAGAAAGTCGCGCATGGTGTCACTCGCCGCGCCTCCGATCGCCCACGAGCCGCCCCAGCACCGCGCCAGCGGCAACAGCGCGCGGATCAGCGCACGGCCGACGCCCCCGTTGCGGTGCGCTGGATCGATCCAGAGGCCCTCGAGATGCGTCACGCGCAACGCCGCGAGGGACGCGACGACAGCCCCCGCGTCGTCCTCGACCACGACGATCATGGTGTCCTCGGGCCGCATGTGGGGCAGCAGCACGGGCAGCTCGGTATGCGCCAACTTGTCCCATTCCGAGGCATCGAGGATTCGGGCGTTCATGCGTTGATGGTCTCCAGGATGAGATAGAGCGCGTACTGCATCGCCCCGGCTCCAGTCGAAGCGTAGACCGTCGAGTAGCTGATGGGCGAGGCAGCGTCCGAGAACAGCAGCCCACCGCCTTGCTCGAACGTTCCGATGGTGTTCCCGGTCAGCACGGCGCCGTTCAACGCCTGCAAGACGCCATGGTCGGTCCACTGGATCGTGACCTGAAGGCTGCTCGTACCGCTCGCGGCTGTCGTGATGCGAACGTAGTACGAGACGCGGTAGAGGCCCGAGTTGATCGCGCCCCCAGAGAAGTCCGTCGTGTTGATGCTCCCGGTCTGAGCCGTGACCGTCGCGCTCGAGATGCGGTTGGGCGACTGCGTCACAACCTGCGCCAGCGTCGTCAGGTAGTAGGCCCACGTGTCCGTGATGAGCCCCTCTTGCGGGTCGGGCTTTTCTTTGTACTGCGCCCTCTTCACCCGCGTGATCGGGTCCTGGAGTGGGATCGGCGAGTTGGTGAGCTGGATGGCCGCCATGCTACTGGGTCCTCTGCGCCGGCTGGCTCGGCGGCGCACCGCTGGTCATGAGATAGGCATTCGTCAAGCGCCACGGCACAGGATCCGACAGCGACACCTCGAAGACACGCCGCCGCGCGGCCCCGCAGCGAGTCCAGCGGACGCGGTGCTGAAACTCCCCGAGCGGGCCGGCATTCCGCCAGATCTCGCTGCCCCACGTCTTGCCGCCGTCGTTCGACATGCGCAGGCAGGCTTGCGGCTGAGAACCTTGCCCGGCGCTGAGGCCCAGGCCCGGCTCCAAGTCGAGCTCGAAGGACGAGTAGAAGACCCGCTGCATCTCGTTCATGAGCCCAGGCGCGCGGCGCACGCGCCTGATCAGCCGGCCGCCGCTGTCCGTCGCGATGCTGGACGACATGACGTAGACGACACCGCTGGTCGCGTCGAGCAGCCGGTGCTGGTTGAAGATGTAGGCGTGGTAGCGCGGGCGCCACGCGGCGAATGCGTTGTTCTCGGGGATCCACGTGCCGCGCTGAGACCAGACGCCGGTGCCGGTGTCCAGCGTCCACGTGATATCGGCGTTGACGAACGACAGCAGGAAGAACGTGTGGCCCAGGTCCGTGTAGCAGTCGCCCACGGCGTCGGCGATGTTGTTGTAGCCGTTGATCGCGATCTGGAGCGGGATGGTTGAGACTTCGTTGGGAGCGAAGCCTGTAGCCTGCATGACCTTCGCAGCGCCGAAGTGCGACGCCTGGAGCCAGCAGATGGTCGGCCCGACGATGGTCGCCGAGAACGGCGCCGCGATGCCGTGAGGGATCACGCCCACCGAGTACGGAGCGAAGGGGAAGGGCGATGCGCCGCTGTTGTACCAGACCTCGGTGGTTTGCTGGCCCAGGAGCCAGATGTAGCGGCCCAGCACCTTCATCGCGACCCAGCGGTCCGGAGCCAAGTTCCGCCGCGCGATCTGCGACGGTTGCCACGTGGTGCCGTCCAGGAGGTTCGAGATCTGGAGCGTGCTCGTGGCCGCGTCGAGGCAGAGGAAGAACCCGTCGAGCATGTCGCCCATGGTCGCGGTTCCGTTGAGCTGCGCGATCTGGCTGAGCAGGTTGCTGGCCAGGTTGTAGATGTAGCCGTTGCCCCCGGACGTGACGAACAGCTCGCCCCCGGAGTCGCCGTTGGCGCTGATCGTGGCCGGGTTCGCATCGATGGCGACGGTTCCGCGCTGCGTCAAGGTCCCGGTGAGTCCGATCTCGAAGAACTTGGTCCCAATCACGGCGAACTCTCGTCCGCCGATCGCATAGTGCGCGCGCCCGATGCCAGTGGTTTCGTTGGCGAGCTGCGAGACGCCGGGCGTGGGGTACAGCGCGGAGCGCGACGTGGCGCCGGCACTCTCCGCCCCCTCCACGTACCAGTTGATCGTCTGCTCCTGGTCGGCAGTGACCGCCTGCGCCTGGTAGGAACCGCCGATGAAACCGGGGTATTGAGCCATCCTAGTTCCCGGTGTTGATGTCGTAGGAGCCGCCGCCACCCTGCACCAGCGCCCCAGGGTCGATGGACATGTCCATCAGGCGCTTGTTCCCGCGCTTGATCGCGTCCTTCGCCTCGATCGCCTGCCGCACCAGCAGCCCCGGGCCGCCCTGGCCCTCGAGCGCGCTGGCGCGGTCGAAGGCCGGAGCCATCTCGACCGCGAGGTTCTTCACCAGCGCCCGCCAGTATCCCGGGGGTAGGCCAATGCTCTGGGTGAGCGTGGTGAACTGCGCGGTCGCCGTCGCGGCGTAGATGACCCCCTGCAGCCCGCTCCGGTTCGGCACCGGCCAGAGGCTCAGGTTCGCCAGCGGGAAGGCATAGTCGTAGTACCAGGCGGCCGGAAACGGCGACGGGAGCGTGCGCTGCTGGAGCTTGGCCCAGGCGTCGTCCGTGAGCGGGGACATCTGGGGGTACTCGAGCACGGGGGACACGAGCGTGTCCTGGAAGTGAACGTGCTCGATGTATTCGGGCCGAGCGATGTTGACGGTTCCGCCTACGCCCACGGTGTAGGTCTGCGTACCTGAGACCAGCGTCCAGGTTGAACGGGTCACGACGAACATGGAGAGACGCTCGACGGCCCACTGATCCAGGAGCCTGTTGAGGCCGTCGAGGCAGTCCTGGGCGTCGGCGGCCGTGGCCGTCTCTCCAGCCGCGAGTACGCCCAGGTCCTTGAGCGCAGCCGCGATGACGTCCAGGACGGTCGCCATCGTCAGGCGCCGTTACGATGCGGGCGATGTGGTGGGCTTGCGCGGTCGGCCGCGCTTGCGCTTCTCGGGGATCTCCGCGACATGCTCCATGGTCTCGGCGTCGGCCGCTTCCGCCTCGGCCCGCGCCAAGTCGCCCAGGTTGCGATCCTCGAAGTGCCGGTGAGCCGCAGCCTCGGCCACGAAGCGCTCCAGCTCCTCGTGATGTGCCAGGGCCTCGGCCATCGTCTCGCGCCAGCCCTCGCCCTTGGCCACGCGCTCCTCATGCTCGTCCTGGACGATGCGCTGGCATGTGCGGCTGAAGGCTTCGGCAGAGCCCGGATGGCCGCCGAAGATGCCGTCGTGGCTCTCGCCGACCGAGTAGCGGCCGGTGGGAAGCTGCCTGGCCATGTAGAGCATCTTGGGATGCGGAGGATGAGGCCGCGGCGCGTTCCACTTCGCCAGCTCCTTCCCGAGTTCGCTTTCGGCCGTGATGATGAGCCCCATCAAAACCTCCTATGGACCGATGGTGCCGGTGACGTTGAGCACCAGCAGGTTTGTCGCTACGCCAATCGCGCACAGCGCCTTCGCGGGCGGTAGCGCAAGGCCCGGCGGCGGAAAGTTCACCCACAGCCCCACAACACCAAAGCCAGGATTCGCGATCCGCGGCACGGTGGATGCCGCCGGCCAGATGGACGTCGTCCCGGTGCCGCAGTTGGTCCCGGTTCCATAGCGAAGCAGGAACTGTCCCGCCGTGGATGTAGTCGATTGCGCCATGATGCTTTGGATGTAGATCCGGTAGCCTGCATCAGGCGCCGGCTGGCATTGCGTGAGCGTGGCTCCGATCGCATCGAGTCCACAGTTGAAGAGGGGCCCGGTGCTGATGCTCTGCGCCTCGACGGGGACTCGCGGCGACGTCCAGAGCAGCAATGCCATGACCGCCAGGATCAGTACTGGCCATCGTCGCCTCATTTCTTGGCCTCCGGATCCTTGAAGTCGTGGCCGGCCGCATCCTGCTCCGCCCTCGAGTTGAAGAGGCGACCGTTGACCCACTTCGGGAACTCGATCACCGGATGCTGGAGCTGGTAGACGCGGGCCTGGTCCGATGCGATGCGCTTCTCCAGCTCGGCGATCTCCTGGTCCGAGGTGAGATCGCCGGCCAGTGGCGCCGATGCCATCGGCAGCTCCGGAGCGCGGACGCTCTCCGCCTGGACAGCGGGCGGAGTCGCCTCGACCGGCGACTCTTTGGGCTCGTCCATCGGCAGCGAAACATTCTCCGGCTCCGGTTCCGGTGCTGGCTCCAGTTTCGGCTTCGGCTCTGGCGGCGGGGCCTTGAAGGTCTTCCTGTCGTGGGCGCTCATGACGCGACCGCCTTGATGATTGCGTAGTTGATCACGATCGCCCCCGTCTCGGCGGTTCCGCCGGCGGCGTTGTTGTTCACCACCGATATCTGAAATGAGCCTGCCGCCACAGCGCTCACGATGACGTCGGTGTTGCCGCTGTTGGATCCGGAGCGCTGTGCCACCACTGGCACGTCGCCGATCTCGACCGCGCTGCAGTTGACCGTGAATGCCGCCGAAGTCTCGACGGCTAGGGATGCGTTGTTCGTGGTGATGGCCCCGCAAGGCGCGTTGATCGTGACGGATGTGGTGCGGTTCGTGAGTTGCGTGACCACGGCACCGGCGCCGGTCGCATAGCCGACGCCCGAGTTGATGCCGGTCCCGATGGACCTGATCTGCCCGCTGGCCTGGATCTGCCCTGTGGTTACGATGTCCTTCGAAGGATCGAACCCGCCGCCCATCTGAGGATTGGTGACTGGAGGCATTCTCTTGCTCCTCCTACGTTGAAGACGTGGGATTCAGGACCGTGGTGCGCACGCCGATGGCACCCACGTCGTAGGTGATCGTCTGTTTCTGCCACCAGCGCGCGGCGCCGGTTTGCGTGTCGCCCTGTGCGAACCAGACATCTCCGGTCTGGGTATTGATGTAG